GTAATACGTTTTAGTATATCTTCTTGTGGTTTATCTGTTAACACCATAAGCAAAATTTCACTCAAAAACTCTTGCATAAACACAGGTGTATCTGATCTACGCAAGTCTAAGCCCATTGCTTTTACTTTACCTGGCTTACCGTCTGTATCTGAACGGAAACCTTCTGTGTCATACACTAGCGCCGCATAACGCTTCTTGGTAATATACAAGCCTGACTCTGCAACAATCTCTCTACCTGCGGCAATAACATCTGCTCTACTTGCCGGACAATGAAATGCTTTCGCCATAAATTTTACAAACGTACTATTAGCTTCTTCTGCTACTTGATCATACAATGTAATTACATTTTCTTTTGTCCAAGGAATTTGTCCTGCATCGATTTGTTCTTTAAGAATAGGATACGCACTAAAATACACAGAGTCTGTATCACCATAGATTACACTCTTACCTACGTGATCATATGTGCCTGTAATAACTTTGTTTACTTCAGCACTCATGTGTTTAACAATAGTACGACCAGTTAGTGTAGTACTCTGCCCAATACGTTTATCAAAAAAGCGACACCCAGGATTAAGAATAGCACCGTAAAGAGAGTTAAGATTAATTTTCTTAACAAGTTGTCGTTTGTCCCAAAATGCAATCTCAGTTTCATTACCTGCGTCTTTTGCCTTTTTGAGCATTGCTTGTAGTTCTTTACGTTCTGCATACCATCTTTTTAGGATACCTGGAATAACACCTTCGAATTCATGTGTAAAAATTGTACCATTTGAACTAAGCATCCAGGGTTGATTGCTATCAAATATAAGTCTATAGATTTCAGCACCACTTAGTACATCGCTTTGTCCGTTTTCCCAGTCAACTGTAAGCGAAACATCTCTGCGTTGTTCCATAACTGCTTCGTATTCTTCTGTACTAAAACGTCCTTCCCAACTGCCAGCAAAAGATTTTTTCTTTAAACCCATGTCTTCTTCAACTCTGGCTTCACTAATTTCTGGACGTATCTGTCCTACAATAGTTTCAGGAGCCATGTTCAACGCACGAATTACCGATGGATACAGTGAGTTTAAGTCCATTGAACCAATCCATTTATGTAATCCTTTTTTAGGAAATGCAACATAAGCACCTGCCGCGGCAGTATTCTCGTCGTCACGCTTCGGACGATTAGGAACCTGTAGTCCTCTGTGATGTGCTTCGTTTACAATAGCTTGCTCTGTAACAGCAACAGCACCCATTGTGGTCTGTAGCAAAACAGTATTTGCGTGAGCAAGTTCGTTACTAAGATCAATAAATCTTAGTTTTTTGTCCAGCTTGTCCAGTAGTGCGGTATCTTGTATGTTGTATTCGATGAACTTTCTAAAGTCATTGTTGTACAACTGGTCCAAAGTGCCTTCATAAGGGACTTTGTTTTCACCAACTTCGATCTCACCAATAGCATCAAGCCTGTAAGTGTGTCTTTCTTCATATGTATATTTACGATATAATTCCAAACTATCTAAATGCACTCTGCCTACTAGGTCATAGGTTTCAGCTGATTTCCCATACTTTTCATATTCACGCTTCTTAGGCAACTGACCCCACAAACAAAAACGTCTTGTGTCGTCTTTGCTTAGTACTCGACTAGTTCTGTTCACTGTGTACGGAATATCATAACCTTCACTGTTCCAACCTGATAGTATGTCTGCATCTTCAATCAGCGTTAGGAATGTATCGATCATTTTGCCTTCGTCATCAAACAGCATTACATTGTCAATACCTTCAAGTGTTTTCTTTGCTTCGTCCATAGTAAGTGTCTTAGGCGGTACAGCAAGACACACCATTGTTTCCATCCACTGCAAATAAACAGATATAGATGTAATTGGCATAAATGGATCACTTGGATCAGCAAAGCCACGCTCTGGATCAAAGTCCGTCTCAATATCGAAAAATGCAATGTTTAGTTTAGGTGCATCTTGATTGAGATAGTTTTCACTTAGGCATTGGAAGATAGGATTAATATCACTCTCAAAAAGTTCTTTGCTTTTATTGATAGCAACTTCTTTACGGAAGTCTTTGGTATTTTTACATACAATGCGTGTTAGAGGATCGCCATAAACACTTTTATGTTTACCTCTAGGATCTTTGTAATAGAAAGTATATTTTACTGGATATTCGTGGTAATGTCTTTTACCATCTTTGCGTTCTACGACTCGAATGATATCAGAATCGCGATCAAATAGTGCGTCTACGTAACTCATATGTCTCCTTCGTTGCTTGTGGCCAACGTACCGTCTACATGCCTGCGTTTAAGCGTCTGGCGTTTTGTATATAATATCATTTATGTTTCCTGCCAACACATACCTCTTAGATCTGGTAGGATCTACACGATGATGTAAAAAACTTGGAAAGAAAACAATCATTCCTGGATATGTATTTAGATTAAAAAGTTCTACAGTCTTAGGAAAAGCACCATACATAGGAGTTGCTTTTTTTACAAATGTCAATGGACTACCGTCGTCTTCACAATCTAAATAGTAAACAAAACTTGTTCTACTTACTGTACCGTGATGGTGTTCATCTGCATAGTCGCCTTTGTCGTATTCTGTATACCAAACTTCTGCATCTAAATCAAAATCTTGTTGTTGCTTAATAAAATCTGGCACATAGTCATTGCGTGGATGTGAAACATTAGCATTGTGCCATTGCAGAATGTCCATCATTAAACCGCTTAAAATTTGTTCATGATCAATATGTGCGTTCCAAGTTGTGCGCCAACCAGATAAATTACTAGGTTCATAATCTGGATTATCTGCTTTATATTTTTTAAAATAATCTATGATTGCTTTGTCTTCTTGTTTTGTTCTACCTAAGTGTCCGTGTCGAACAGGACAAGGATAATCAACGAATAGTGTTGATACTGTGTCATTAACTTTAATATTTCTCTGTCCTAAAGTTTTAACCATTAAATAATAATCCTACAATATAAATGACTGTAAGTCCTGCATTAAGAACAACTAGACTCTGTTCTTTCCATAATACTCCAATCAGCACCCATAATCCGTTACTGGCAATAAATGCAAAAATATACCAAGGATATATATTAAACGCCGCAAGTGTTGCCGCTACTAACAAACAGGCAGTGCTAAACCACGCCAGCGGTTGATAAGGTTTTACCACCATCCTGCGGCCACTCCAAATCCAAATACGTTTACACAAGCAAAGTATGACGTGAGAAGCATAATCCATGCCGCTCCTCTACGCCAACTTGCATAAACCTGTGTAACACTTCCTACAAAGAATCCCGGATACACAATAAGCATATTAGGATCTTTTGCGTTGAAGGCAAGTGTCATACTTGCGCCAACAGTAAAAATAAAACTAATAAGCTCAAATGTAAATGCAATTCTGTCACTGCGATAACTGTTTGACCAAAAGTCGATTACTTTTTGCAATTACTTGTCCTTACCAACGGTAACAACAAGTGTTTCCAAGTCATCAAACTCTTCTGCAACTCTTGACCAATCACCTTTCTGTGCAATTTTGATTGCCTTATTAATCATACTAGGCTTGATATCAAGCTCTTCTGCTACTGCTTTTACAGTTTCTTTTAGGCCTGCTTGTAAATCTTCTACTTCTTGTAATACTGTAACACCTTCGTTTACTAGTCTTTCAAGTTTCGCTTTTTCGTCAGGACCATATACTCTATCACTCATGATTTCTCCTTAATGTTATGTATATTATACAACAAAACTTCACATAAGTCAACAATTATTTTGAAGAATAATAACAACTTGCGTTAAATCCTACATGAGTGTTGACATTTTCTTGTCCGTTTTGTCTTCTAAAATGTTCATTTCTCGGTGTTAGGTTAATACCATATTCTCTGCTAACAATCTGCACGAGATTAGTTGCCTCTTGATGCATGTGTGGTCTAGCATCTTTAGGACCAGTTATATGGTTTTTACCTTTGTAACCCTTTTCACTAAATTCTACTAAACTTTTGTTTCCTAGAACTGTTTTATCAATGCTGGCTGAGATTCTTTCAGATATAGCTGGATCAGTAAACAAATCAACACCATTTGATCTTGCAATTAGCATATATCCAAGAACAGTATCTACTCCTAAAGTATGGTACCAATAGTCTCTATTTCCACGCCAACTATTATTTTCTATCCATCCGTCTTTTGTAAAATGTTTTTTGATTATGTGTTTACGATAAGTGATTTCTTTATTGAACAACCAAGTGTCTCGAGTCCATCTTGCATATGCTAGGTTACCTATGCCTCCATTTGCACCTGCGTAGAAACCTGTACTCCAATTATTAAATGCCTGCGGAGCAATAAATCTTTTGTACATTTTGCTAAAATAGACATCAAACTTTTCTTTTTGAACAGGCGTTATATATTCTTCTAGTACAATAGCACTCATAAGCATACCTGTTATAAATTGCGTAGCAAACTCTGGATGATGATAGGCACACTTGCCGTTTGGACCTTTCCAACAAGATTTTCCTGCTACATCTTGCCAGTTCTCCCAGTCGTAAAATAAATTTGTATCTGCGGCTTGTTCGAGTACGGCAAGTAATTTTTCAGCATCTTGTTGATTTTTTTCACTTGCAATAGTGTAAGCCATATCTAATCCACGTAGTACTCTATCTCCCA